TAGCACAGGCCGTCCAAACAGACGTTAAAAAGAAGGTTCGCGACTTTGTTAGTCACGTTCGTGAGAACCGTATTTCTTGGTTTCGCCAGGATTTCTGTTCTCAGGGTCGGCCATTTTACTGCCGCGATCATTCTCTCCGTATGACGAAAGAAGACCCGCGTCACTCAACCCCGAAAGGGGACTTGGTGCCGCAGTTCGACTTTTCTCTTACCACCTTCTTTGGTGATTACTCTATTATCACCGAAGAATGTGTGAACCACGTCCATGCGACTTATGGTTCAGTACTTACTCTTGGTTCCACCAATTTCCAGAGTGCTATGGACTTATGCTATTTGAAGTCCTATGCTTTTATCGCCTTTAGGGCGTTTCTACTTTTACCATTTTTCCTCTTTGCTTTGGCTTCGGTTAAGTGGTTCCTCGTGTCGCTTCCTCACGTTTGGGACGCTGCTGTTACGGTTTTATTTGACTTTCTCTTGACTGTCTTTTATCCTGTAGTAGTGGTTTACCAATTCGTTAAAGGACAGTTATGCGGGAAGGCATTAGAACCCGTCTCCATGAAAATGGAAAACGTGGTCCAAACGCCTTCCGTTCTCGAACCTGGCGTAACTTACAAAGTTCTCGAGATGGCAGTCGCTAATGCTACAAGCCTTCCTGCGAACCCCCCTTCTGGAATTGTTAGTTTCGTCACCGTTTCGGTGGACGACCCCTCTAAGTTAGTTTACTTGAGTGGTGGTTTCACGATTCAGGTTGGTAAGAAGTATAAATTGTATACTACTTTCCATTCTGCGCGAGCCTTGGCGAACCATTTGGATGTCCATCTCGCGACTTACGAGTCCAAGACCCGTTCTTGGCGCCTCGTTCCTTTCGATAGAAAGTGGCTCATTGCGGTCGTTAGCGTGTCTTATGACATCTTCGCCCTTGAGATACCACAATCTGTTGTGACAAAGTTGGGCATAACTCCCTTCAAATTGTCTCGTGCCACTCCATCTGGGTTGACCAGGATTTACTCTTTTCAGGGTGGGACTTGGTTTGCTTCTGATGGCACTCTCGCTCCTCACCCAGAGGATCGAAGGTATGTCACTACTATGACTAATACCATACCCGGTACTTCCGGATCACCCTTATTGCGTTTGCAATCAGGAAAATTCGTAGTTATCGGTATGCACCTCGGAGCAGACACTAAGATTCAACTCAATTATGGTGTCCTTCTAGGTGATCCTTACAGTGGC